AAGTTGGGGCGGCGGCGGCTACTGCTCAACAAACAGCAGAACGAATGCAAGCCGGTGATGCATCAGCCCCACTTCAAGCGGGTATTACATATCAAGGACTAGACCCTACCGGAACTATCAATCCAAATATTGGTGAACAAATCAAACCCAGTGAAACTCAAGCATTACCAACTCCACCAACTCCACCGCCATTGTTTAGTCAAACTGGTGTGCAACCTAATACTACAGGCCAAAGACCCGGTTCAATAGGTGTAATGCCTTCAAGTAATTCTTTTTCATCACCTATTGATATGTCACAATATCCATCGGTTGCTAATCCAAGTGGTATGCCTCAATATCAAGGGAATCTTCCTGTTTTAAACCCAACAACGCAACCGCAAGCAACGCCATCTACATTACCGCAATCTGTACAAGACCAAGTAGCAGTTATGAATAATAAACAGTTTGACCCTAAACAGCACATAAATCAAACTCAACAATTACATCAAAACGCAGTAACACAGCAACTACCTATCAATCCAGCCGCCCAACAAGCAATGATGGGAACAGGACAACAACCGCAATCACCTCTTGGTTCAGCCGCCCAACAAGCAATGATGGGAGCAGAACCACTACCGCCACAATATAATCAAGAGCAAATAAATAATAACACTCGTCAAGCGCAACTGGGTGAGTTTACACGCTCATTTGTTGACACTCTATTCGATAAACTTGGACCGGACATGGTGTACAAAATGTCTCCACATGAAATTGGCGCAGTATCAGCACTAATGTACTTAAAATTGAGTTGATAGTATGGGAGATGAAATGAATGCGTTTATCCAAGAAATGGATAGCAAAATGGCGGCAAAGTCATTCAAGTACTTCTTTACAGAAATACTGGGCTTTCATTACAGTCATCACCATGAATCATGGGAAACAGGACTAAACGAACACCGTTACTACTGTGTTAAAGCAAGTCGGGACCACGGTAAATCCACTTTGTTTATGGCCTATGCTCTTTGGATAGCCGCATTCAAACCCGGAACGCACATCATGATTTTTTCTCACTCCCTTGAACAGACACTTGAACACATGCGATTTATCCGCAATAACATTGAGAGTGCTGACATTTTGCGACACCTAAAGCCCGAAGGTGGTCGACCGTGGGCTAAGTCTTACTTTGAGTTCACCAACGGTAGCCGTCTAATGGCTAAGTCGGTTGGTGGTGCAACTCGTGGTTTCCACCCCGATGTAGTAGTATGCGACGATATTCTTTGGGGTACAACTGGTGGAGAACTACAGCGAGCCGCTGACTGGTTCTACGGTGTTCTACTCCCTGTTCTGCACCACTCATCTCGTTTGATGATGGTAGGTACACCGTTCAGTTACAACGATTTGTACGCTGAATTAGAAGAAAAAGAAACATTCCGTGTCGAGACATACCCTGCAATTGACGGTGAAGGTAACGCTCTTTGGCCGGAACGGTGGAACCTCGAAGCACTTGAACAACGGCGTATGTCAATGCCCGCTATCCAATTCAGCCGTGAATACCTGTGTGAACCTATTCACGATGTTGCGAGTATGTTCCCCGCTACTATTCTCAATGAGGCTCGTAACACAGATTTGGTATTACTCGATAGGGCTGATACCGAGTATGATGAAGAGGGTAATCCCGCTGGCGTATTCGGTCAACACTTTATCGGGTGGGACACAGCAATCGCTTCGGATAAAAACGCTGACTACACAGCCATGCTTGTCTTGCGTACACCGCCCGGTGAGAATGTAAAACAAATTGTTGGTATAGTTCACGAGAAGGGACTTGGTGGATTGGCACAGAAAAAACACATTCTTACTCTTAACAGTCGTTTCCAGCCGGATTTGATTGAACTTGAAGGTAACAACTTTCAGCGAATGTTTGCCGCTGAACTTCAAGACATGAGAGGGGATATTCCTATTCGCACCTTTATGACAACCCGCCAGCGCAAAGAAAGTATGTTCATGTCTTTACTCATGGCGTTTGAACAAGGACAAATCCAATTACCATATGGTGATGAGCGAAGCCGTACATTCACACATAAAATAGAAGAAGAACTCAACCGATTCGGTATGCAAAAAAATGGGCGACTTGAATCGGTGGGAACACACGATGACTTAGCAATGGCACTTGCTTTAGCGAACTGGGGAACGAAAGAGTTCAAAGGTTCAGTGCAACTACTCGATGATATACTACCCGGATTGGATGAGTATATCGGCGGAAAAACACACAGAAACAAAGGAACTGGCGACGGATGGTTAATACCATGATTTATCCGTTTAATGAATGGGGATTTTAAAATGAAAGAAGACGATAAAAAGAAAAAGAAAGGTATGGTTGTTGTAATTGCACTTGGTGGTAAGCCGCCTAAGTCGCCGGAACACACCGCTGACCCCGATGATAAAAAGAAAATGGATGATGCTTGGCGATTTTTGAAAATGAAAGAAACCACTAAAACAGGTCAACCGTTTTCAAATCGTATAGCACGAATGCGAGCAGGGAAAGAAACACATGAACAAACTCGTATGCAAATGGGAGATTTAGAAGACCCAACTGCTGATAAAGAAATAAAGCCGCCAAGAATTGATGCAGAAGTATCAGCAGGAAGTAACTATCAAGGTGACCCAAAGGAACAAGTAGAAAGTTTTCATCATGGTGTGCCTATGATGCAAAGGGTTGAAGAAGAACAAAGAAGAAAAGCAGAAGAGCAAAGAAAAAAAGAAGAAGAGAAAAGATTAACGCAAGAATGGTTTGAATCATTATACGGTAGTGACGGTAATGTATATGGGTGAATAATATGAGTTGCGATTGCGGTCACTGTGTAGGCATGGATAGTGCCTTTGATTTTTTAGAAAAGAAACTGTGTCCCGCTGGTAAAGCGGCGGCAAAACGCAAGTTCGATGTTTACCCATCAGCCTATGCAAATGGATGGGCTGTTCAATACTGCAAAGGTAAGTTCAAAGGTAAGAAGAAGGGGAAGAAAAAATGAAACTTAAGAAACCCTCTTGCTGTTGCGGCGGTACAAAGAAAACACCCTGCGTTTGCATGATAGAAGGAAACCAATGTTCTGCTTCTTCTCCAAAGTGTCCCTGTTACGCTCTTATTGACAAACAAAAAAACATTAAGAAAATGGTCGGTGTGCTTTGAATGACTCGATGTACCTGCTACGATGTTCTTATTGTTAAGGATTTGAACCGTTGGTTCAAAGAAAAGTGGGTAGATGTATCACGCAAGGACAAAGACGGCAAGCACCCACCATGTGGGCGTTCTAAAGCAAGTAAATCAAGCAAAGGTTATCCAAAGTGTAGACCAAGTGTGAAAGTATCAAGTAAAACTCCAAAGACTTCCGGTTCAATGTCCGAAGGGCAAAAGCGAGCCGCTACAAAACGCAAGCGAGCCAAAAAGCAAGGCGTAGGTGGTAAGCCTACAATAGTCAAGAGTGTTTTGGTGGTAAGGACTAAATGATAGGACAATGAGGTAGTCAATATGTGGGGTAGTGCTATCGTCGGTGATGTGTATGACGCACCTGCTATTGTCGGTGATGATTTCACTAAGAGTGTGTACAACACCCTTACTCAACATCCCGATTATGTCCATAAGTCTGTACCGGTTAAAAAAGAATCAAGTTTGTTTTTTAATCAAGAAATAAAATCATATAACTTTCCTAAAAACGGTGATGGATGGCTTGAGTCAACCTATGGTAAAGACGCTGACTCGATAATTCGTATGTGTCGTAAAATGCGAAGAAATGACAAAAGTAATCGAGATATGATTGATGGTATCATTGACGATGTAAGAACCATAAAAGCAATGGAGGTTGAAGCAACTATCAGTAATTTATCATGGAGTGATGGATTACAGGACACTATTCGCTACATGGGACTAAACGACCGTTCATTAAAATCACTGCGAAAGTTTGGAGAGTCGAGAAGCACAGGACTTCAACAGGCATGTCAAATGTTTTTGAAAGCCACATCGGTTCTTTCCATGTTAAACGAAATGAATGAATGGGGTGTAGAAGAACAAGAAAATTGGGTAGATGCTATGCAGATGCGTAAGGATGCTCAAAAAATGTGGCGTGGAACTTTACATCAAATTGATTCTATTTCAAAAGACGATAAAACAACATTAGAGTTTGTTTCAAAACAATTGGATGAAAACGGTGAATTGAATAGCCGTGAAATTGTTCGTCGTGGTGTAGGTGTTCTACACAAGTCCGTTACGCCTAGTAAAGTCGGTATGTTGATAAAAATGTACGGTGAAGAATTAGACATATACCGAGGGCATAGTCGTGGCATGTTTGTAAAAATGGGTACAAACGGTCTAATTATCAAAGACATTTGGGCTTATGCGGCAGGTTTTCTTGATGCTGATGGTAGTATTTTTATTAGTGAAAGAGGTGAACCAAGAGCAACATTTGTAGCAACTGGTGATAGAGGTAAGGACCAATGTGAAAGTTTGCATAAAGCACTTGGATGTGGTCGCTTAGTCCTTAATCAAAAAGTGCATAAAAATAGTAACCGGAGTCTTCACCGTCTTGTTTTTCAATCGAAAGACGATTTACGCCGATTACTCAAAGGTATTTTACCACACTTACAAATGAAATCACTACAAGCAAAGGCTGTTTTAACATTTATTGATTCAAAAGACAAGTTGAGAAAAGACGAATTACATAAACTCGTAACTTTCAATAATTGGAAAGATGATAAAAAGAAGGCCGACAACCTCTTGTCTAAGTGGGGCTTGGATGCTGATACCATAGGTGGATTTGCGGAGGGATTGTGATGGCAGACGATGACAGCAGAATAAGTAGATTTTTAGGCGCACTTGGGAAACCATTCAAGCGTAAGCAATCTCCAACTCCGACTATGCCACTTTGGACAAGTGGTATTCAAGAACCAGTTATGGCGCAAGGTATTACCATACCTGCTTTGTATGCCGTAAGCACAGAATGTTTGATTCTAAGAACTGTACTTTCAAAAATACGACAAGAGATGTTCCGAAGAGGACATTATTTTGAAAAGCGTTTTCATAAAAAATGTAACGATTGCGGTGAAGAATACCAACATGATGTTGAGTCTTGTACTACATGTGGCGGGCAAGTGCGTGACCCCGACCATGACGAATTAACTTATGTAAAATGGTTACTTAATCAAGAAAACAGTATGGAACAAGCGTTTATTCATATTCTTAATGAAATTGAAAATGACCTTAATATCGTTGACGATGCTTTCTTAATTTTAGTCAAAGAGTACTATATTGACCCCGAATCAAAAGAAGTAGCGTTTTTCCGTGTTAAAGAACTTATTCGTGGCGACCCTATTTTCATGCGTATTGTCGCTGACAAGCGCGGTGTTCGTGGTGGGCGATACAAAGTCTGTCGAATCCATAGGGACCAAGTAAAAACACACGCTGAAAGCGATACCTGTGAAGTATGCGGTAGTGATTTACATGATGTACATTATGTCAACATGGCCGGTAGTGGTAAAACACAGTATTTCATTGAAGGTGAAGTGCTTCACTTGAGCAAATACAATCCGTCTAAACTCTATGGTCGTTCACCCGTCAATACAATGTGGCGACAGGCCATGACATTAACAGCAATGGACAACTACATGTACACTTCTTATCAAAAGCGAAGAATGCCAAAAGGTATTATTTCAGTTACGACTGATAACCTTGAATCAATGAAATCGTTTTGGAAGTCTGTTGATGAAAAAATGGAGCGTGACCCGCATTACATCCCAAAGGTTGGTATTGAAAGTCAAACAGGCCGTGGTGGTGTCAATTGGATTAAGTTTATGGACACCTTAGAAGAGATGCAATATATCGCTGTTCGTGATGAAATACGCAATCGCATCGCCGCTTACTTTGGTGTGTCGAGTGTATTTATGGTGGACAGTGGTAAATCCGGTGGTTTGAGTAATGAAGGTATGCAAATACTTGTTACGAATCGTGCTGTTGAGTTTGGACAAAAAACTTACACCGAAGTTTTGTTTCCTAAAATGTTGAAACAAATGGGTGTACACGACTGGAAACTCACACTTTATCCGAATGAAGAAGAGGATGAAATTACTCGATTACGCCGTGATGAGCAGGAACTCAATGTAGCACAGCGTATGACGCAACTTGGATTCACTGCTGATTTAATTGACGGTGAATCAAGTAGTGATATTCGTTTTGTCTATCGTAAACCTCCACCTCAACCAGCCGCACCTCCGGGTGGCGCACCACCTCCGGGTGGAGGCGCACCACCTCCTATGATGCCTCCGGGTGGCGGTATGCCACCGCCTATGATGGGTGGCGGTATGCCGATGGGTGGCGCACCCATGATGAGAGGTATGCCTCCGGGTATGCCAATGGGAGGTATGCCGATGCCACCACCTCAACCGGGTGGACAAGGTATGGGACTTCGTAATAGAGGGCCAGCCGCACCGCAACGCCGTACATCGGCTGGTAGTGGTTCGCCTGTAACAAGTGTACAGCAAAGAGGGCCACAGCCCTCAATAGGACAGCAGAATAGTAACGCTCTTATGAATGCAAGAAACTTCAAGGGCGCATAAAGACTCTTAAAAGAGAACGACATGGGATAAGGCAGGGCTGAATATGGATTTAATCAAAATGGACCCAATGGCAAGAAAAATGGAAGAACACCAAAAAGCGTTTATTACCGCACTGACAACCGGTGATGCTAATTTGGCAAAGCAACATTTGAATGAAGTACGCAAAGTTGCAGACTACCTTTCCGAAGACTTGTCTGCCGCTATTGCTAAATCGGAAAGTGGACTTACACAAGGGCCAAACGACATTTATGCAGGTGGCGCACCTGTTATGAAGTTTGACAACCGACCTGCTTCGGCTCAATCTCTTCAAGGACAACGACTACAAGGTTCAACACGCACTGGTGTAAGACCTTCTCAATATACTCGTGTAACTGGTACTTTTGGCCGTTATCAACAATGAGGTGTTTAATATGACTGAACAATCGGATGCGGAGCGATTGATGGGTGTTTTAATTACAAAAATGGAGAGCATGGATAACGACCTTGAATCACTCAAGCGTGAAAACATGCGACTTCGTAAAATGATTTCTAATCCTAATACTATGTTGAAAAAAATGGGATTAGTCAAAGCGAGTACCCCTCTTACAGAAAATGTCATGAACGATGCATTCCGAAACGACATGACTGACGATTCAATCATGAAAGGAGTGAACTCTTCTGTCCCTCAAACAAACGAAGAGTTCCATAACATGTCGTGGGAGGATATTCACGAAATGGCTCTATCTGCAAAAGAAAGTGAGGTGAAACAATGAAACCCCGATTTGAAACAACCAGTTATGAAGTTAAGCAAATGCTTGAAAAAGCAGAAAAAATGAACTTACGATTAGACGCATTGGCTAAAGCCAAATGTGACTGTGGTAAAGAACCATGTGAATGTAAAGACTGTCCTAAGTGCGGTTCTAAAATGGAAAAAGGCGGTTGCATGAAAATGGGCTGTGGTGGTAAAATGGAAAAGGCTGACCCTTTGGCTGACCCAAAACCACTCCCAAAAGAAAAAATTACTGATGTCAACCCACACTTGGTTACTGAATCCGGTGGACAAACAAAGACCTCTTATTATACTACAAACGGTAACACCATCGAGTATGAGGATGGTAAACCGAAGCGGGATAAACATGACAAAAAAGTTGACATGGCTAAACTCGGCGGTCGTATGAACCCACACGCTGGCACTGGTGTTGAAAGAGAAGACGCAGAAGGCGGAACTGAACGAAAGTATTGAGGTGGTTACATGACAAAGGTAGCCATCAAGAAAGCAAACCCAACTGCTTCAATGCGTGAAATGAGTGAAGGTGGCGCACCTATCGCTTGTCGCACATGCGGCGGTAATGTTCGTAGTGGTTGCAATCTACATAATGGAATAGATATTTTTGCTTGTCCAAAGTTTCAACCGCTTTCATGAGGCGGTGGAGACATGGTAGCAGAACAATTCAATATTGCTAAAGACGAACTACTGCTTTCATTAGCCGATGGTAATGACTTAGCGTTTAGTGCCGCTGAATACATTATTGCTTGGGAATCTCTTAACAAAGCCCCTACAGACACACTTTCAAGGTCATTAAAATATACGGCTGAACTAATTCAAAAAGAAGAAGAAGATAAAACCGCAAAAGTAGAACAACTACCTTCGTACAAAGAAGGTGCGGGTTTTCTTCTTGCACATCATCATACTCATGGTGAACAGACAAACCATGTTTGGAAAGACAGTTTATCGGGTGCTGACAATGTGAGAGAATCTCACGCTGTATGGCCTCGGTATGTACCTACCTCATCTCATCCATATCGAGAGCATAATTATCCTTTTCACCATACCAATCACCCTCTTTTGCGAATGGACTCAAGTAAAGGTAATGCTGGTTATGTTGAAGTTTTACGAAGTCATATTTTTGGCGGTCATTCTAAAGAAGAAGCGCAAATGGAAAAAGAGTTTCAAAAGCATTTAGAAGCGAAAAAAAGTCCATTGATTCACGGATATAACGGTAAAAAAATCCTTGGTTCGTTGAGACACCATAAATCTAATTATAGTCATCAACATGACTTTTACGAGCGAGATTATCAACGCTGGAATAAACTTAACAGTGAATTGAAAGACCAGTATCTCGCTGATGGTCGTTCAGCAGAAGAAACTGAAAATCGTTTACGAGTGGACCATTTTAATCAAAGAGCAAAGCAGTGGCAAAGCGGCGGATATGTTGTAGATGAAAACGGTGATAATCATGCTGTTGGATTAGGACAAGAGGGGTATCACCTTGGTCTTGAATGGCTCAATCCCGAAGAACGCACAGCCGTAATGCGTCATCTACATGAAAAAGGAGTTGACAATCATAATGAAATAAAGTTACCAAATGGTGAGTTTATCCCTACGGCTCGATTAACTTGGAACAATTTAATGCGTCGTACACCGGAAAAGAACTGGGCGTTAAGAGCAAGCGGTCACTTTGGCCCAAACGGTCATTTACGACAAGAAACAATTGAGGGTGACTTTAGACAAGGTGATAACCGTTTTTCACAAGGTGTAATCGGAGAGGCGGCTCATACTTATGAAATAGGAGGGCAACCAATTTCACATTACATTGCAGAAGCGATACATAATCGCTTTGGGATAGAACTACCCGATGGTGATAATGAAGGAGTTGGGAAACCATTTGACATTCTACCAAGACTCGGTTTACATTCAAAGCCCGTTCAAGACAGTTACTCGTTGAAAGACTTACGGGCTGGGACATTTAAACACTATAAAAAATCAAAAGGGATGGACCCGAAGCATACTCGTATGCCAATGGAGGATGTTCTATTCCTTGCAGGTTATGACCCTAAAACACGAAAGCCGCTTCTTAATCACCCTATATACGGAGAAATGGATGGTCCGATTATCCCACTTCATGACTTAGAACAGATGGAGTCGGAGGCTAAATCTCATGGCTCTTTATCCTCACTGGCTAAAGAGATGAGGACTGACCTCGCTTATCTACAATCTCCGCATGGCCCTCATCCCGATGAAGAAAAACCTAAGTTTTGGCGATTTGATAAAGGTGGTAATCATACTATAGGACCAGCAAAGTTTTGGAGTAAACCTTTCGCTCAAGTTGGTGGTGCTGGTATGACTTTGGCTACCTACAATGACAATATCCACAGTGTTGCTCATAATGAAGACGAATTAACAGAAGAAGAAAAAATCGAACAGGCGTATGCAAACATAGCAAGTAATGAGCCTGTGGATATTACCGGTGGGATGCAAACCGAAGACACTGCACACATTCCAACTCCGTTTCAACAAAAAAAGAAAAATATGTCATCTCCCTTTACTTCGGGATTATTTGAAGTAAATGAGCGACACCACGGACAACTACACCCCAATCCAATTAACATGGCTTTAGGGATGCACTTTGGGCCGGAAATATCAAGAGAAATAGGACAGGTTGAAAAACAAAAAGGAGGTGCTACTAAGTTTGTAAGGTTTCAAGACGGTGATATTCTACAAAATCTATTCTCACCTGCTAATGCCTATACACGAACCAGTAGTGGTGATAAGCATAATTGGACATTACATCAATCGAGTTACAACCCTCAACTACTACATTCTCTTCGTACAATGAGTAATGATGAAAGAAAGAAACTTAAAGTTGATACTATTAAACAAACTTTACATTCACATAATCCATTAAAAACATCTCAACCCGAAAGCACCTATGGGGCGCATACATCGGATGCACCTATTGGTGAAAAAGCAAGAGCAAATCATTGGCGAAAAACAATGTTGGGGCAAACATTAGACCCATACAAACCGCAGAAAAACTCGGTTCAATCATTAAAGGACTTAGTAAGTGGGAACATTCCTGTAAGTTTCGGAGTGGACCATGAGGATTACATGGATTTTATGGGTTGGGGTGCTAAACAACCTAATTTTAATAATGTAAAAAATTACATTACTTCGCCGGATAGCGCAAAAGCCTTGCGTATTTTAACAGCAATAGCAAAAGAAACTGGGAGTAATTCTCCTAATCGTATTCTAAACAACATCAACGATTTGACAGAAGACAACCCAATGTATGCTGACATTAAACATCGTATGGAAAAAGAGGGTTCATTCCTTAACGATGGGGATATAGACGAACTTAAAGAGTGGTTAAATACTTTTGAAGTACAATTACGACAGAAAAAGGGTAAAGAGGCGGAAGCGAAAAACCAACGCAGTAAAACCAGCATTCAAGCAACAGAAGACACAACATTTACTACAAGAACTATTGACTCCGCATTGAAGTTTGGTGGTATGCTTCCCGCAATGCAAAAGGAAAAAGAATTGAATGAACGGTTGAATGTTATTACTGAAATGATTCAATATATGGATTCACCGGAACAGGTACAAGAGTTAAGACGAGAATTAGATGAAGGGCAGGTAGAATTGAATAGGTTACAACGCCGTTCAAGTGAATCTGCTCTTGGTAAACAATCTACACGCTGGAAAACCGATGCTGGTTTTATTGACAAAGTGGCTAAAAATAGTCGTAACGCTGTCCTTGAGGCCGCAAAAAAATTATTACCTATAGTTATGGAACATGACCCAAATCATTTTGACATTAACGACCCGGAGAAGTTTATGGCGAATCATAACCGTTTGATGTATGACGCTGAACGGTGGCTTGCAAATGCAGACCATAGTGTACACGGTATCAAAGCGTCTGTTTACAGAACATCGGATGAAAGTAAAACAGTTATTCCAAAACAAAAAGGTTTTCATCGTGATGTAATGAGTCATATGCTCGACAATAGTTTTGAATTAAACGGCAACATGACACCCGATGAAGTCTTAGAAGGTATGGGATTAGAAGGTAAGACAAGTCAACAAAAAGCACGATTAAGAGAACATGTACAAAAAATAATTGACGAGTCAAATGTAAGAGAAGTCCCGTTGCGTGTTGCGACTGTCGGACAGTTAATGACGAGTGGTAATTTTGATGACGAGTTTTCACTTCATCGTATTCACGCTGATGAACAATTCGCTCAAGACTATCAAGACAGTGGAATACACACTGCTATTGATAACGCTCAATCGAGAACTAAAAACTGGAAAGCACATCCTATTCATGGTATAGTAGGTACTGTCGGACAACATAGATTTGACTCATCGCAATATGGTAGTAATATGTCAAATAATGGTTTATCGTATTATCCAGCCGGTGGTAAACTCGATGTGCATAATAGATTAGGTGCCGGTAAAGGTGGTAAAAAGCCTTACACGAGAAGAACAAAAAATTACCTTGATAGTATTGTAAGTTTAGATATTGATGCTGTAAATGCTGATAATATGACACCTACGCAAGAAATTGTAAGAACGCTTGGTATTGACGGTGAACCAGTACCTATTGGTGGGGTTAATCCTTCTTCATTCGGAATTATGCCTACACACACTGGTGCTGATGTAGTTCACTCTTCTGCTGTCCCTCAACAGTCATCATTTGGTATCGAGTTTGATTCTCAAGGACAACCATCGGTCGGTACTTACACCGAACCTCAATTATTCCACCCTACTTGGCAAGGTGCATTAGAGGAACTCCACGGCACAGATATGACAAATCATTTATTGGAAACATTACCACCACATCAAAATCCTACTCCACCTTTCATGGATTATGACAAAGAAACTTTTGATATATATGGAGAAAACAACCCTACTGCTCTTAACTTAAGTGAAATGAGTGAATACATTACCTCTCTTTTGAACCCCGATGTACTTTTGACAAAAGCCGATGATGCTGAATGGTGTCCTCCGGTAAGACCGATGCACCGCATATTCGATTTAAGTGACCTTGAACACCTAAGAGGATTTAGCGGCTCATGGGTAGTCAGTAAGTGGTACGATGGTAAGCGAGTTATTATCGTACAAAACGATAATGAAATCACTACTTATGATGAAAACGGGCGTAAGGTTGGATTAAAGAAAGCATTCAAAGAAAGCCTCGCTGAATTAAACGACAATAACTTCGTCATTGATGGTATTGTAGGTGAAGAAGACTTGAACATTATTGATATTATCAACTACGATGATACTAATGTTGCTGAAATGTTAATGCATGAACGCATGAAAGTTCTAAGAGGGCAGTTTGATAGCCATGAAAATGTTATCATTCCCGGCCCGCATGATACAAAAATGACTGATGATGAGGGTCTTGAAGACGCTGTTAAAAACCTACAAGAAGAACACGGTATAGTTTTGTTACGAGATAACAAATCCACATACATGAAAGGAGAGCGTCGTCATCCAAAATGGTTACTATTGCGTGAAAGTCGTGACTTTAATTTTATTGTTCTTGACCGTCGAGGTAAAGGGCCATACACATACCAACTTGGTGCAGGGCCGATTCTTGACGGTGAATCATTAGGTAATCGTGCAGTTACATACAAGAACAATTTTTACATGGATGTGGGAACAGCACATAGACAGCAAAGAGCATTTAAAGTTGGAGATATAGTAAGAGCAACTGTAACAGGTGTTACAAAGAAGCGTAGAAAAAATAGAGATGTATTCAATGTACAGGTGCGTGAGATAGAAAGTGAAGGTGAAGGTGAAGGTGCGGCCAGTGCTGAATCGTTAGACCTTATGACGAAATCGTTTGCACCTTTGCTTATCCCGCATGATATAGAGTACAACGATGGTGTATTACAAGTAATACTCAAAGGTGTAGATACAGTATCGTATCAAGTTACTCGTATGGATGATAATTGGTACATACATGACCCTTCTTCGGCCTTGGGTGATTTAACTAAATCCAATTATTCTCTCACTCTTGCTGAAAGCCTCCACCCATTTTGGCATTCAGTAGCACCGCTTATGCTTGATGGACACCTTGTAAAAATGGATATGATGGAAGAAAAACCTCCAAGTCGTGAAAGACAAGATAGACAGTCAGCAGGTGTACTTGATGAAAAAGACGAAAATAGACTTCTAAAACCGTCAACTAAGAAGGCTCTTGATGTAATTAGTCGTGCTTTAGACAGACTCGCTAAAGAAAAACTTACTTGGACAGGGCCGAAAGGTTTGGGTATTGACATGGCTACACCAGTCGAATCACCGAGTGGCCCTACAAGATTAACAGAAGAAAGCAATTTACCCGACTATGATGGTAAACTAAGACCGGATGAAAAGGAAAAAGAAGCGGATTCGGGCGATAAAAAGAAAAAACCTATCACACATGTTGAAATGAAGACGGATGCAGACGAGTCTATCGTTTTAGATGACGAAGACGGTACTCCTACTCTTTCAGTGTGAAAGAAACATTCTATATACCATGACAGTGAATCGGAGGGTAATGTTGTCCCTAAAGCGACCTACCTCCGGCATTGCTCTCATTAAGGGCAGTTCCGACATGGTTATCGCTGGCTATGCATCAGTTGAACTGGTGGACAAACAAGGCGACCTTATTACCCGTTCAGCACTAAAGGATGCATTTGGCGGATTTATGAAGAGTGAAAAGTTCCGTAATGTACAACTCGCTCATTCAAACATTCAAGTTGGAGAAGTTATTGACTCCTATGTTGATTCAAATGGTCGGATGTGGAAATCCGAAGTTGATGATGCTGGTATGTTTGTCGTTGTTTCACTTCGCAACGACATTGAAAAGGCTCGTGAAGTGGCCGCAGAAATCCGTAAAGGAAATCTGCAAGGATTTTCCATCGGTGGACAAGCATTCAAGAGAGTGCGTAAATCGGATGGGGAACATGGAGACTACCAAGAAATTAGTAAAATGGAACTACACGAAATAACGATATGTGAAAAAGGAATTAACCCCGAAGCACAGTTTCGTATTTTAAAGGAGGACACCAATATGACAGAAATTGATAACGATTTGAACAATGTAATGAGCAGACTTGAAGCACGACTTGACGCTATGGAAAAAGGCGAAATGCCTCCCGGCCTTAAGGAACACATGAAAGACAAAAAAGACGATTCCGACGATGAAAAGAAGGAAAACCCATTCGCCGCTAAAGATAAAGACGAAGAAAAAGAGGATGATGACAAAATGAACTACGCAAAAAGTGAATACAGTGATGTTATAACCGCAGAATACCTAAACTGGATGGAGGACACTCTCAAATCCGCTGGTGTTGACACTATGCAAGCACGAACACACTTCGACAATTTGGAAAAGGCGCAACTTGGCGGCTTCGATAACCCCGATGCTGTTGATGGTGCTGACTACTTCGCCGGACAAGTTCGAGGTCGAGGTCAAGAAAATGGTTCACCTTCAACTGGTGCAATCTCCGCAATTTCCTCAACTGGTGGTAAAACGCCATCCGGTGCGCTTGGACCTGTTTCAATGGCTAAGGGTTACATCAACCCAAGCAATGTTTCAGCATCCGATGTTGAAGCCGCATACGAAGTTTACAAAGCCGCCGCAATGGAACAAGGATTCCGTGGCGACCTTGAATCTCAATTCGCATCTCGCTTTGCAGAAGAACAAAAAATTGCAAAGCAAGAAGCAGAAAAAGCCGAGTTCGACGCTCGTGCGCCTCTTAACGAAGTTATGAAGTCAATTAACGCACTAAGTGAGCGTATTGATAACATTGGCATTCAAGGAACATCAATTCAAAAGTCGGCTTCTTCATCTAATGTTGAAGTCCCATCCACACAAGACTTGGGTAACATGTCTTGGGATGAAGTACACAATCTCGCCGGTTCGGTAATTCGAGGGGCTTGAAAAAAATAAAAAAATAATGGAGAGTGAAATTATATGGCACGAGACTACATACGAAGCGTAACTGACATGGAACGGTACTTTTACGGTGCTGGTAATGCAATGGGATATTCCTACAGCGGTAGCGAATTGCTCAAGGCTGACAGCCCAATGCTATCAAGCACAGCAGGAACATACCAAGCGATTTATGGCCGCAAGGTTTGGTCGCAATTGAACCAAGAGTTCAACGCATTTTCAATCCTACCAAAGCGACCTTGGGAACGCAGTGGTTGGAGAGTTATCACCGCACGACCTTCATTCACTGTTGGTGGCGGTGTTGCAGAAAACGCAACTCTACCGGACACTACCAAACCTACTTTCCAACACATTGCCGCAAAGCCGAAGACTGTTGTTCACACCTTCGACATGAGCGAAACCGCAATGTTCCTTGCTGACAAGGATGACGGACTGGGCGACATTCGTTCAATCCTCAAAGAAGAAATGGGTAAGCACCACGCCGAGCATATCAACAAGATGCTTCTTGTTGACAAGGCTACTGCCGCTGGTAACGATTTCGAGTCTCTTGACCGAGTTACTACTGGTGCATCTGCATCTGCTAACGAAGACATTTACTCGATTGACCGCAGTGCAAACTCTTGGTCTTTGGCTGAACACGATGAGAACTCCGGCACTGACCGAACTCTCTCCCTCGACCACTTGGACACTATCTTCCAAAAGTGCTGGACTCGTGGTGGCAATCCAAAGGTTATCCTCACTGGATATGACACCTTGATGCGACTTCAACAACTTCTCCAATCGCAACAGCGATTCATGGAGGAAAAGCGTATCACCCCTACCTACAACGGTGTTAAGGGTGTACCGGGAATTGAAGCAGGATTTATCGTTGCGACTTACAACGGTGTTCCTATCATCCCATCTAAGGATGTTCAAGCAGACACATTGAGCCGTATGTATTTCCTCGACACGGATTACCTCTACTTCTCTACTGCTATCCCAACGCAATACTTTGAGTCCGGTATCGAAACCGGCGACCCATTCGCAATCAACCGTCTTGGACAAGAAGGAATGTATCGAACTATGGGAGAACTATGGACTACTTTCTTCGGAGGACACGCTTCAATCCGTGACCTAAAGTGATGGTGATTGAGAAAAAAATAAAAAATGGAGTGAATAATAAATGGCACACAGTAATTTGACAGTAACGACAACATATTTGGACATTGCAATTGGTGGTAACACACCCGGCGCACCTCAAAAAGTTCCTAACGCAGATGGAACTGTTGGAGACAACACAGCATGGCAATCCGGCACAGCCGCCGCAGGGACTTACCCCGGCGCACTTACCGGCTTCCAAGCGGTAAACTCAAGCAGTAACAAACCCGTTTCCGGTCTAAGACTTGTTTCCGTTCTCTTGACGGGAGACACAGGAACAGCGCACACTTTTGATGTGAACGCATACGACAGTGGACTAAGCAAGGTTTACGCTTTGCTATCCCTTGTCAACGATACCGACACTGACGAATCCTTGTTGGCGGCGGCTACCGTTGTTGCACACGAATCGGGTACAATCGCATATACAACCGGTGGGGCAACAGATGTTGTCCTACTTACCGCAATTGTCGGTTGAGGTGGGCTACTTGCCTACTGTTACCTTTTTGGGACCGTTCTTTGAACGACCAATGCGACATACAATGGGTATGTGGACTCGTGGTGAAGTTGTTGAAGTTGAGCAACAATGGCTCAATGAATGGCGACATACACTACCTGCTTCTCACTTCTTAATTGAAGGTGATGAAGTTACCACAGACGCAGGAAATGACGGCATACCCGATATAGGGTGGAGTCGGAAAAACATTATCGCATGGTTGAAGGATAAAAATATCTCAACAGGAAGTGGTTATCTTA